CAGCGACCTTGGTCGGCTTGACCTGCAGGACTTTGCCGGAGCTCGCGATCGGGATCGCCCGAGGCTTCATCGCCTCCGGGATCTCGCGCTCGAGGTCGACGTGCAGGAGCCCGTTCTCCAGCCTTGCGCCCTTGACCACAACATAGTCGGCAAGCTGGAAGCCGCGCTCAAAGGTCCGCTCGGCGATGCCCTTGTAGAGAACGTCGCCGGTCTTTTCCTCGTCGTTGGGCTGTTTCTCGCCGCGGATCGTCAGCATGTTTTCCTTCGCTTCGATCGAAAGATCAGCGTCGGTGAATCCGGCGACTGCGACTGAGATACGAAAGGCGTTTTCGCCGTTCCGCTCAATATTGTAGGGCGGATAGCTGGGCACCGAGCCTTCCACGCCGCCGAGTTGGTCGAGCAACGAGAACATCCTGTCGAAGCCGACGGTTGAACGGTAGAGGGGAGCAAAATCGAATGTACGCATAGCATGACCTCTTTAGTTTGAGCGACATGCGAACGGTTCGCCCTCAGGGCCGAACCTTCCGTATCACGCAGCCTTATGGCCTGCGCGCTTCGTAATTGGGAATGCATGCAGGCCTTTGCAATAGATCAAACAGAATAGTTACCGATATCGCATTGGTTAGCCGTGCAGCAAGGAGCTGTGAACTTCCAGGCCGCTGCCGTCGTAATCAGCGACGCCCAAACGCCGAAATTTGTTCATGAAGAAGCTCACGCGGGAGCGCGTCGTGTCGATTGACTCATTATAGTAGGCAGCATAGGCGCCTACGATCCGGCGCAGTTGCCTTTCACCGAAAGCCATACTGACTCTCTACCGTCTGATGCACTCAATTGTTATGAGCCGCCCCTTGGTGGTATGCGTCAATCCCGCATTCGCCGGATGACGCTCTGATTTCCGCAACGCTCACACCGATTCAGATATAGGCATCAGCACCTTATCTTGGAGAGAGCGAGGCGGTCATGGCGCACCCGACGGGTGAATCGGAATCGAATGCTCTTCGGCTCAATTTTGACCGCCGCTTGATTCTCCAGTTTCGCGGCTCCGTCGTCACCTCCGATGCGGGATTGTTGGCATATCGCGAACTAGACGACGCGCTCGGGTTGAGCGCGATGGCGGGTGAGATGCTCGCCGATGCGCGCACAGGCAAGAACGGCCGCCATGCGTTGGTCGGTTTGCTGCGGCAGTCGGTGTTTGGTCGTCTCGCTGGATATGAGGACGTGAACGACGCCGAACGTCTGCGCCATGATCCGGCAATGCGCTGGATCATCGGTGGCAAGGCGGCTCAGGGTCACGCAGCCTCGCCGAGCCAGATGGGACGCTTCGAGACGCAATGGCTCGCGGCACCTGCAAACCTCTCTGCTCTTTCCTACTTGTCCGGCCAGTGGATTGACCTTGTGCACGGCCGTCGCCCACCGAGAGGTATCGTGCTCGACATGGATTCGAGCGTGAGCCCGACGCATGGCGAGCAGGAGAACAGCGTGTGGAACGGCCATTACGCCTGCACCTGCTATCATCCGCTGTTCGTGTTCAACCAATTCGGCGATCTGGAACGCTGCACGCTACGTCCCGGCAACGTGCACAGCGCTGATGGCTGGGGCGATGTGCTCAAGCCGGTCATCGTGCGGTATCAGGGCAAAGTACTGCGCATCTACTTCCGGGCCGATGCAGCCTTCGCCATGCCGGGCGTGTACGAGTGCCTGGAAGCTGAACGGATCAAATATGCGATCCGCCTGCCCGCCAATCAGGTCCTACAGAACAGGATTGGCTATCTGCTCAAGCGCCCGGTCGGACGACCACCGAACGAGGTCCGGCGGTACTATGCCAATTTCACCTACCAGGCGGCAAGCTGGACCAAGCCGCGCCGGGTGATCGCCAAAGTCGAGTGGCACCCGGGCGAGCTTTATCCGCGCGTTGGGTTCATCGTCACCAACATGACCCGACCGGCCGAGCGGGTCGTCGCCTTCTACAACAAACGCGGCACATGCGAGCAATGGATCAAAGAGGGAAAGGGTGCGATCAAGTGGACGCGGCTGTCGTGCAGGACGTTCGCAGCCAACGCCGTGCGGCTCCAGCTTCATGCGCTCGCTTACAATCTCGGCAATTTCTTGCGCACCCTGGCGACGCCCGAGCCGATCAAGGACTGGTCGCTGACGAGCCTGAAGGAGAAGTTGATCAAGATCGGCGCGAAGGTGGTGAGCCACGGACGCTATGTCGTCTTCCAAATGGCGGAGGTCGCCATCCCACGGCAAATGTTCCAGGAGATTTTGCGGCTGATCGCGGAACTACGGCCGCAACCGCCACCAGCGCCAGCATGAAGCGTACGATCGCTATCCATTCCACAGCAACCGACGGGAGGAGCGCGTCCAAATGCCAGCGAAAATAGCCAGATCAGCGCCTCGACCACCGTTCGAGCTGCCCAAGGTGATGGTAGCCGTCCGAACCTCGCTTCTGTCTTGCAGGAAGGCCGGAAAAAACGCGAATATTCACGCCAGTCCGGGAGTCATCTGGAGAATCCCGGTTAAAAATGCTGCGCGACGCCTTTTTGCGCAAGCGGGATTAGACTTCGACCGAAGCCCGCCGAGGGCCTTATTTGAATCATTTGTTCGGCTGCTCGATGAGCTGCCGCCGCAATGGATGAATTGGCTATCGTGCAACCTACAGGAAGCGTGGCGCGGCGCTCCGATTGATACGGGGCCCAACGTACCGCTGGAATTTTTTCTGTCTGGCGCAGGAGATCAACCTGCTGTGTGCAGGAGGCGCCTTAAGATGATGACCAAGCTTTCGCGTAAACGTCGCGTATTTACGCAGATCGAGACTTTATTCTCGGCCCTCCCCGAGGACCTCTTGAGGGAGGAGAGCAAGGCCCACTTTTGGGCCTTTCGCAGGTACATTCGCCCCACGATGAAGCTCGGCTGGTGGCAGCGTGAGGTCGCCAATGAGCTCCAGCGTTTCTACCGCAGCTTGATCAACGGAGAGAGGCCGACGCTGGTGCTCATGGCTCCGGCCCAGCACGGCAAGACTGAGCAGGTCACGGACTTCAGCGCCTGGCTTGCTGGAAAACGACCTGACCTGAAGACGATATTCGCCAGCTATAGCGACGACCTCGGGGTAGCCGTGAACATGAACCTTAAGCGCATCATGACCAGCGAGCGCTACGTGGCCACCTTTGGACACCGCCTCGGCGACAGTGGATCGGACTGGCGTCGAAACGCCAACGTGTTGGAGTACGCGAACCATCGCGGCTCGTTTCGCAACACCACCGTCGAGGGCCAGATCACCGGCCAGGGCTTGGACATCGGCATCATCGACGATCCAGTCAAGGGCAGAGCCGAGGCGAACAGCAAGGCGGTTCGCGAGAAGATTTGGGACTGGTTCACGGACGACTTCTTCACTCGGTTCAGCGATAGCGCAGGCCTCCTGATTGTCATAACTAGATGGCACGTGGACGATCCGGTTGGCAGATTTATCAAACGCTTCCCCGAGGCCAAGGTCCTCCGCTATCCGGCGATCGCCGAGAAAGATGAAAAGAATAGGCTCAAGGGCGAGGCGCTGTTTCCGGAGCACAAGAGCTTCTCTTTCTTGATGGAGCGCAAGAAGCTAATGACTCAGGCCGGCTGGGAGAGCGAATACCAGCAGAACCCGATCGTGGTCGGTGGCGGGGTTATACCGATTGAGAAGCTGCGGGTTCTGCCGTATTTCGACAAGAGCAAGATCAAGCACTCGGTGCGTTACGTCGACAAGGCCGGCACGGAGGGCGGGCAGGCGCGTTTACGGCTGCCGTGTTGATGAACCAGATGTACGACGGCAGCTACGTGATCTCGCACATTGCGCGTGGCCGCTGGGGGGCACTGGAGCGCGAGAAGAAGATCAAGGCGCTGGTCGAAGCCGACAACAAGCTGTTCACGAACTACGAGGTCGGCGTTGAACAGGAGCCAGGCAGTGGGGGGAAGGAGAGCGCGGAAGCCACAGTTCGCAACCTGGCGGGCAAGCGGGTCTTCGTTAACCGCGTCACCGGTTCGAAGGAAGTTCGCGCCGAGCCGTTCGTCGCGCAGGTGCAGAACGACAACGTGCGGTTGGTGGCGGGCGACTGGTGCCACGACTTCGTGGACGAGTGCGAGAGCTGGCCAGCGAGCACTCATAAGGATCAGGTCGATGCCTGCGCGGGGGCGTTCAATCGGTTAGCTGCGGGGCCGGGGTACGACCACACCTATAAAGCATTCGATCCGAACTACCGCGACGCTTGAGTTGAAAGAGGAGCGCAATTGCTTGCCAGTCGATCTTGTTGTTGACGAGCAGTGGATCAAGCTGGGTGAGGGCGAGGAGGCCAACCCGCCGATGGTGCGCAACGTACGCAAGGAAAGCGCAGAGGAATACTACCGCAACCTGGCTGGTTTTTGTGTTAGCGCCGACAGAGTGACGGGCTCGAAGGAAGTACGCGCTGAGCCCTTCGCGGCGCAAGTGCAAGCTGGCAACGTCAAGCTATGTGCCGGGACCTGGCACTATGCGCTGCTTGACGAACTGGAGAGCTGGCCGATGGGCAAGTTCAAGGATCAAGTTTGATTCGTGCTCTGGCGCGTTCAACCGGCTAACGCTGGGGCCGACGTATAATCTGTTCTCGGGATGGTTGGATTGAACTCGCAACTTCTGCACGCCGGCGCTATCAAGTTCGATGATCGCATGTTCGGACGTTTGGTGGCGAAGGAATACATCGCCGCCCAGGACGCTGGGCTCAATATCGAGTTGACGCGCGAGAGTGCCGGACCGCCGCACTGATGAAAAAAACCCGCGGTCAAGGTGATCGAGCTTCGAGGCGGCAGGATCGAGCTTCT